TTAAGGTTTAATGAGCTTGCCCTTACAGATGAAGAAACACAATCACGAATTGATGATCGTTATCTTAAGGATCAAGTTATTACCCCTAATGAAGTTCGTGCACGTCGTGGCATGGCTCCTTTAACAGGAGGAGATGCAGTTCTCATCATTAATCCAAAAGTTGCACAAGATGCAGCATCTGATGCAAGTGGTAATAAAACAAGAGATCAAGATCGTACATTAAATGCGCCTGATAAAATGGGTACGGGTCGTGCACCAAAAGGTGAGGGAAGACAACAGGCATAATAAATGGCAACAGCCCTTGATGTTTTAAATGTTGCTCGTAGCCAAATAGGTTTTATTGAAGGACCAATGAATGAAAACCCATATGGAATTTGGTATGGTGTTCCAAATGCAGCTTATTGTGCAATGGGAATTAGTTGGTGTTTTTCACGAGTTGGTTTATCACATTTAGTTGCAGCACAAACTCCAAAAGGTTTTGCATATTGTCCAGCAGGATTAACTTGGTTTCAACGACAAGGTTTAGTTGTAAATAAGTATCAGGCACAACCTGGAGACATTGTTTTTTTTAGTTGGGGTTCAGGAGTCGCTGAGCATGTAGAAATTGTAGAAGCAGCATCACCAGACGGATTAACAACAATTGGTTTTAATACTACAGATAAAAATACAAAAGAAGCAGCAAATGGTGGAGGATGTTATAGAGAACATCGTCCATACCTTTATGTAATGGCAATTGTAAGACCTAAATATCCAGTACCAGTAAAACCAACAACAAGTGTTTTAACAGGCAAAAAAGCAACAGCGGGTGTAGCAGCAACAGGTGCAGCAGTGGCGGGAGCTACTGGAATGCTTCACACAGCACCAAACACACAAAATGCTTCTAGCAATAAACCACAAACATTATTTGTTGCACCACCATTTCCATCATCACAAAATTCATTTAAATTAGGACAAACAAATGATGCCGTATTAACAATACAGTCAGCTTTGGTTAAGAAAAAAATACTTTTGGCAAAATATGCAACAGGAACAATGAATGTACAAACACAGGCCGCATTAGTTAAATTTGACCAAACATTAGGAATTATTGTTAAAGGTGGAGCAGTTCCACAAATTGTTTATGATAACTTAAAAGGTGCACTATGAGCTTAAAACATCATTTTAAATTTAACGTGAGTGAGGCTAAACAGCTTGGAATAGCCCTTATTAGTTCATATGGAATGTGGGCAGCAACAGGATTTCAGAAGACTGTTACAGGACTCCTATACCCTATTATGGGCTTTATAACTGGAGGTCTGGCATCCCATAACTCTACCGCCTCGCCAAACGTTATGCCACAATCTCATATTGAGACCCCCTATGTAAATAATATTGATGATAAAAGCAATGAAATTCCACCTCAACTACCACCAGTTTCAATACCAACGGGCGGGGAGATAAAGGCTCCAGAACCACAACAGACATATCAAAACGTCAAGATAATCCCTAGAAATGATACAAATAATATTAATTAAATTATGAGTTATTCATAAATATTGCTATTATTTATTTACATATGGACATTCAAAAAACTTATTGGTCAAACAGCGAATCTTCAATGGCTCTTGCCTTTCCTATTTCTAAGATTAATAAGGAAAAGAGAACCGTATCGGGTTTCGCATCACTAGATAATGTTGATCGCCACGGCGATATCGTCACAGCTGAAGCAAACAAAAAAGCCTTTGAAAGATTTAGGGGCAATATTCGTGAAATGCACGGACCTTCAGCAGTTGGCAAAATGATTAAATTTAAAGAAGACAATTTTTTTGATCCAGAAACAAACAAAAAATATAACGGTATTTATGTAACAGCTTATATTTCAAAGGGTGCACAAGATGCATGGGAAAAAGTTCTTGATGGAACTTATTCAGGATTTTCAATTGGTGGAAACATCAATGATGCAAAGATGGAAAAATCAGATGACGGGTCTGGAAAAGATCGTCGTGTTATTCATGACTATGATCTTCATGAACTCTCATTGGTTGACTCACCAGCAAATCAACTTGCAAACTTTTTTTCTATTGAAAAAAATACAGATGGAAGCACATTTGTAAAAGGCATGGTTGCAGACGTCACACTAGAAAATGTTTTTTGGTGCAAGACAGATGAAATTGCCTCAACTTCAACATCAACAACAAAAGACTGTGTTGTATGTGATGCACAAATGACAAATATTGGTTGGGTAGAGCAATCAGATATTGAAAAGTTTGAAGCAATTGAAAAAGTAATTGATTCTTATTTTAAGAAAGATGATGCTCCAACATCATCACATGAAGCAACGGAGTCAGCAGCTCCAGGTTTGGCAGGTAATGTAATTGATAGCAATGCTACAATAAATCTTTATCCTGATCAAAATAGCAAGAAAAAAGTCACGTTTGAAGACGGACTTAAAAAGAGTGAAGAGATTTCGCTCAACAAAGGAGGTAACAAAATGGCAGAAGATACAAATACAACAATTGAGAAGTCAGTTGATGTAGAGACTCCAGCCGAAGAAGTTTCAGCTGTAGCAGAAACCGCAGAAGATACCAGCATTGAAAAGGCTGTATCAATTTCTGAAGTTGAAGATACACTTGATTTGACGAAGATGGTCTCTGACCTCAAGACCTTCTTTGGTGAGTCTATTGCAAAGTCTAATGAGAACTATGCTACACACGCAGCAACAGTTCAAGACATGTACAACATTGTTAACGAGACAAGAGCTGAAATGGCTCGTTTGTCAAAAGCATATGAGGATATGCAAAAGTCAAACGAAGATCTTGTTACAAAGTATGAGGCACTAAGTAAGTCAGTAACTGATATGTCAGGCAAAATTGAGTATGTAGATCATCAACTCAAGGGCTTTGAATCAGCTACTGCAGTTCAGAAGTCCGTTGGGGTGGAAGCTCCAATGGGTCAAACAAAACCAAAACAAAGTATATGGCAAGGTGCTTTCCTCAGTGCTTCTAGCATATAAAAAAAATCTATAAAAAATATAAGGTGGTGAAATAATAAATGAGTAATGAACTTCTACAAAAAGTAATTGATACTACGGACCTAGGTTCTTCAGCAGTCAATGCATCTACAGATTCAGCTACCCTTTCAGGTAACGGTCTTCTATATCCAGATCAAGCTAATCGCTTCTTGGATTACATGTGGGATGCAACGATTCTTGCTAAGGCAGCTCGTACAATCCGTATGCGTTCAAACACAACCGAAATTGATCGTGTTGCAGTTGGACAACGTATCATGACAGTTGCACAAGAAGATAATCCTCGTAATTTCGTTGCAAGCGGAGATAGCTATACAAATGCTAATTCAACAACTTTCTCAGCACAAAACGCAACATTTAACAAGGTATCTCTAACAACTCGCAAGCTCCGTCTTGATTGGGAACTTTCAGCAGAGTCTCTTGAAGACAATATTGAGGGTCCAGATCTAGAGGATCACATTGCACGTCTTATGGCTACCCAGGCTGGTAACGATATTGAGGATACCCTTATTAACGGTACTGGAACTGGTTCAGGTTTGATGTCAGCTTTCGCAGGTTTCCGCACATTGGCTCTTAACAACGCACACGTTGTAGACGCTAATGGATACGGACTTGATAAAACAGTCTTTAACCAAGCTATTAAGACCCTTCCACGTAAGTACAAGCAACGCCGTAACCAACTTCGCTTCTTCACAGGATCTAACTTGGTACAGGACTACTTGTTCAATTTGACAGCTAACGCTGGTAACGGAAACCCATTTGATATCGCTTCAGGTATCATTCGTGGTGATGTTGCTGCTAACGATGGCGGTCCAGGAACAGTAACTCCTTTTGCGTTCGGAATTCCAGTTATCAACGTTCCGTTGATCACAGAAACCCAAGCAGGAGATTATTCAGGTGCAGCAGGCTATCATGGCGATGTTCACTTGACATTCCCTCAAAACTTCATTATTGGTATCAAGCGTGACGTAACAGTCTATCGTTTGTTCCAACCAAAGAAGGACACAATTGAATATACACTATTCATTCGTGTTGGTTGCGTAATGGAAAACTACGATGCACACGTTATCGTTAAGAACGTTAAGGTTGCAGGTTCAGTTTCAGGCACAACATTTGGAACTCCATACAATGGTTCAAATGTAACTGGCGGAAACAACGGAAATACATACTAATATTTATTAGTTGCAAGCGTAAGGGAGATAGAAATATCTCCCTTACTCATTTTCTGCTATAATAAACAATGACGAGAGGAAGTCACATGTCATTTACAGATTTAAAAATTACAGAATTAAAAAAAGTCGCAGAGTCCTTTGCTATTGAAATAGAAGGATTAAAGACAAAACAAGAAATCATTGCCGTTCTTGAAGAAGAAGGCATCAGTTATCAAATGTATGCTAAGTTTGATAATGCTGAAAAAGAAGAAATTAAAGTTCCAGAACTTGAAAAGAAAAAGAGAGAAAGTAAAATTATGAGTAAGACAGCTAATCAGGTACTTGTAAAAATGGAAAGAAATAACCACTCATATCAAACTGGTGGGCACGAGTTTAGTCAAGAACATCCATTTGTTGCAATGTCAGAGACAGATGCTCAAAGAATTTTTGATACACAAGAAGGTTTTCGCCTTGCGACTCCACGAGAGGCTCAAGAGTACTACGCATAAAGGGGGTGCTTTGATTGCAAACAATCAACACCAATAGTCAGGAAAAAATCTATGTAGAGATATATAGTGATGGAGTATTGCAACAAGTAGATAGTGGAACATATGTCACATTGTCTATTTATGATGCTGATAATGATTCAACTCCAATTACAGGATTTTCTGGCTTGACTGCTACAGATGAAGACCCAGAAGGTATTTATTCTTATTTGCTAACTCCCGCCATTACAAGTGTAAACCGCACATTAGAGGTGCAGTGGACATATACTATTGGCGGGATTTCAGCAACAGAAACAGATTTTTATAAAGTAGAGGCAACTTATGCTTCAGTTAATGAAGTTGTAGATTTTCTTCAATTTGGATCAGATCCATCATCTTTAAACTATGTTGACCCTAAAGCTATAGTCAATGCAGAAAAGGTCGCTAGAACCATCATAGAAGGCTATACAGGTATCAAATTTTATACATACTATGGAAGCCAAGAAACTTATGGAATTGGTGCAAATACAATTCAATTGACAGAAAAAATGTTAAATATTGACAAAATGTATGAGAATCAAATTCTTGTATATGATGGCACACAAAATCCAGTCTATGATACATTTGGATATAATACAGAAATTAGCCCTAGCGGATATCAATTAAGAATTTGGTACCCCGCTTTTCCAGATGGTTGGAATAACGAAATGGATCCTACCATTTATTCGGCGGGACGTTTTAGAGACAACTATCTCTATAAGTTTGTAGGTCAAATTGGTTATAAGTATGTGCCAGAAGATATCAAGCTTGCCACAATGCTTCTAATTAACGATGTTCTTTCAAATGACTACAATTGGAGAAACAAGTATTTGGCAAAGGTTAACCTCAGCGAAATTTCATTTGAAATGGCTAAGGGTGCCTTTAATGGTACAGGAAATATCACAGTTGATAATATTCTTGATCAATATCGTAAAGCCAATATTGTTATTATCTAATGTTTAATAAAAACGCATCTAATTCATTTATCGGATCAGCATTAAATATGTCAGCTGATATTTATAGTCAGCAAAATGTACAAGACTCAAATACTGGAGCAATTGTTCGTTCATGGGTATATTTAAAAACAATTCAATGTAAAATTGAACCAGTCAAAATGAGGGGTGCTTCAACTAAATCAGATAATAAAAGTTTTAGTCAAGGCTCTGATTTAAATTATGATGAAAAAGTACAATTAAAGATGTATTGTTTTGAGCTTATGAGTAAACGTTGGCGTATTGAAAATATTCGCACAAGTGAAAATCGTCCAATCTTTATTGAAATTGACAAAATTAACACGCCAGATACCAAATTTGAAGTAACAGCCTCACATGCAATTATGGATCCATTTGGAAAAATTGCTTATTATGAAGCAGTTCTTGTAAGAAACGAGTTGCAAGATGACAGTCAAGCTTGAAATTGATACAGCTCAACTAGTTGAAGACCTTGATGGATTTATTGGCAGTGTAGAAGAACTAACAAGTCCAAAAGTTTTAGATCAAATATCTCGTGCAGTCTTTTCTATAACCTCAAAAAGATTTATGATTGATATAGATAATTATGCAAGATTAAACCCTAAAAAAATGCATCATATTTATGAATGGGGTAAAATTGGTAACTCGTCTGGAAGATTATTTGTATTAGAAAGATCTTCAATTCTTGATGGAAGTCTTTTAATTTCTACCAATTTTTTAAAATCTAAAATGCCAGTTCCAATTAATCCACAATTATTAATTCCAGGAAAAACAGGAAAAGCTGTTTCTCGTAGAAGTGTTTTTGCTAACAAAGCAGAAGTAATGGAAAAAGGAACGCCTGTTTCTTTTAACGCCAAAAGAGTACTAGCTATTTTTGGAAATGATGGAACAGCTTTTATAGCAAAAGGAACAAAAATAAATATTCTTCATCCAGGTGGTATTCAAACAAAAAATGCTTTTGCAACATATATTCTTGAGTGGTACACAAAAAAAGGCAATGCAATTATGGATTCATCTGGATTATATGAGAGAATAGCTAATGATGTATCATTAGCTTTAAGTTCAAATAATGCAAGTGCTTATGAAGTTCAAAGAGCAGTAACAATGATTGCAGATCAGTTAGATACGGGGGCGATTGCTAAATGACAGTAGATTATTCAAGAGTTGCAGCGTTTGATGTAAGAAATGCTATTTGGGCACAGTTACAATCGGCGGGACTTTTAAATGCAAACGATTATATTGCAGATGGATTTAATACCCCTTTAATACCAATTATTCCTTCTCAACAGGTTCCAGAATTTAATAATTTACTTCCAGGAAAAACATACATTACTTACGACATTCTTCAAAGACATACGGGAGTTCAATGGTGGATTTCTGAAGAAGTTATGGTTATGCAAATAGTATCAAGAAGCAATTCT